TGTAAAATCTATCGTAAAATCTGGTAGATTCTACCCTATATTCATAACTGGTTTATCTGGTAATGGTAAAACTATGGGTGTAATTCAATCTTGTGCTGAGGCCAAAAAAGAATTAATCAGAGTTAACGTAACAATTGAAACCGATGAGGACGATCTATTAGGTGGTTATAGACTTAAAGATGGCCAAACTGTTTGGCAAAACGGTCCTGTTATTGAGGCAATGGAAAGAGGTGCATTGTTATTATTAGATGAAGTTGATTTAGCTTCTAATAAAATTATGTGTCTACAACCGATACTTGAAGGATCAGGTGTATACGTTAAAAAGATAAACAAGTTTGTTAAGCCTGCTCCAGGTTTCAACATTGTTGCTACTGCCAATACTAAAGGTCAAGGTAGTGAAGACGGTAAGTTTATCGGAACTAACATTCTTAACGAAGCTTTTCTTGAAAGATTTCCTGTTACATTAGAACAGAAATATCCAAGTACGGCTATTGAGAAAAAAATATTAACCAATACGTTAAAAGCGGCTGGTAAATCAGACAAAGGCTTCATTGAGAAGTTGACTACATGGGCTGACGTTATCAGAAAAACTTATTTTGACGGTGGTGTAGACGAGATTATCTCAACAAGAAGATTAGTCCACATAACACAAGCTTATGCTATATTTAATAATAAAGTTAAAGCTATTCAAATGTGTACTAATAGATTTGATGATGATACAAAAAATTCGTTTGTAGAGTTATATACTAAAGTAGATTCTGGTTCAAGTGTTGAAGACATTATGGAACAAAATAGACAACAGGATTTAGCTGCTCAATCGGATACTGACGAGGATAAAGATGAGTCGGAAGACTCTGACAATATCTAAATCGTTTAGTGTAATCCTTGTGGGTGGTGTAGTGGCCACCCACGTTATAAGGCAATCACTACAGAAAGGAAAAAATGGCAGGAATTAAAATTGATGTTAGAAATGGAAATGTGGAACAAGCATTACGTGTATTAAAACGTAAGTACCTTAAAGATAATTTCCTTAAAACATATAAAGAAAAAATGTATTTTGAAAAGCCTTCAGAAAAAAAACGAAGGAAGAAAAAAGAAATGATTGCTAATAGCAGGAAAGCTAAGAAATTACGTGAAAGAAATTTATAAAATTTGACGCTATATTGATATATATATTATGGTCAAGGCTGCTCGTAAGTCCTTTTGACAGCGTTAAATGAAGCTTATAAGCTTCGGATATGGACTAACGTTTTTGGTGTTTTTATGGTCCTTAAATAAACGAAAACACCACTTATTGATATTCACTAGGGAACTGGTAGGGATCCTCAGCCTAGTGAATTTCTATAAGTACGATGTGCTTATATAATATGAAGTTGACCAATAGGTTGCATTTGGCTCCTGTGTTGGCTTCTAGAAAAAAGAAAGAAAAAAATGTTAGAAATAAACAAACTAACCAGGACTCTTATTGTTTCTCCTGGTTCAAAACACATAGAAACAAAAATAATACCAACAAGTAAGATATATGTACCAAAGACTGCTAAGGGTAAAACTCTTAACAGAGCTAGGAAAAAATATCTTAATCAAGACCACATTAACAAACTAGCAGTAGCTTTAAAGGAAATAGATTACTCTAAAAGACCACCGATTGTTACAAAAAAACATCAATGGGTTGACGGAGTATTTTATGAATATGAACTTGTTGCTGGTGCTCATAGATTTTCAGCGTTTGAAAAAATGGGTGTTAGTGAGTGGATATTTGACGTATACGAATTAGGAACACGAGGTGTTAAATCTGATTTGGCAATGTCAACTTTACAAATTAGAGAAAACGACCATCAACCTGAACTTGCAAGTACAGCTGATGACTTGACTAATATTATGTCATATCTAATTAGTAAAACTCTTATAGGTAATACAGAGCAGGAAATAACTGATTATCTTACAGAGAATACCTCAAATTTACATCATACTACTTTTAAAAAAATAGTTAAGGCAACTGTTAGAAAAAATGGTGCTTATCAAGATGTAAGAACTTTTCCGTCTAGTGATATACCATCATTTATGGAAAAAAATATCAAACAAGGTGAAAAACACCCTTACGTTTGTGGTGGAAGTCACGATGTTAAAAGAGATAAATTTGGTTGGTCAGTTTTAGAAGGATACGAATATGAGTATTTGACCAATGCATTAAAAAGATTAGATGAAACTGATAAAGCTTCATACTTTATATTGCATACTAAAGCGCCTACTGAAAAAAGAGGTCTTGATACAAGAAGAAAAGATATGAAAAAATCTTTTGAACAACTTGAAAGAGGTATAGAAAAAGCATACAAGTATAAAAAGGAACATGGTAATTGGCCATGGAATATTGAAGCCTTTTTAGGACAAGATGTTAAAAATAAAGAAAGTAATTTCTTGACAACTATATAAATAATTTTTATAGGGGTTGTAATTTAAAAAACAATCCCTATATAAATAACTGTAGACGCCATAATGGGTCTACTTAAATTAACTTGCTTAACAAAGGAGATAATATGACTAATAAAGCAATTTCAATTTTCAATCAATTAAGACCACTATCAGTAGGATTTGATGATGTGTTTGACCACTTCCAAGGAATGTTTGACAATCAATATGATTCTATAACAACTACAAACTATCCACCATATAATATCATTAAGACAGGTAAATATACCTATGATATTCAGGTTGCTCTTGCAGGCTATGGTAAGAAGGACGTAGATGTGTCTTTTGAAAATAACACCTTAACTATTAAATCTGTTAAAGACGAATCAGAAAAAGAGGTTGAGGAAAACGATGGTATACTACACAAAGGTATTGCCAAACGTATGTTTACCAAGTCTTTTACTTTGGCTGATGATGTAGAAATCAAAGGTGCTGAACTAAAAGATGGTCTTTTAAGTGTTTCTATGGAACGAATCATACCAGAGAACAAAAAGGCTAGAAAAATACAGATAAAATAAACTAAAAAAAAAGTGGAAGGGAGCATTGACTTCCTTCCTCTTTTATTATATAATGAAAGTATATTATGAAAATACCAAATATAACATTTAAGACAAGGGTAGGCGACCTAGCAGAAAACGGCGAGTGTACCTTTGAAAATGGCAAGTGGGTTGACGTAACAACTACTACCTTATTTCAAAATAAGAAAGTAATTTTATTCAGTTTACCAGGTGCTTTTACACCTACTTGTACATCACAACAACTACCTGGTTTTGAGACCCATTGTAAATCATTTAAAATTTCACATAACATAGATGAAGTCTATTGTGTATCAGTAAATGATTCGTATGTTATGAACGCATGGGCTCATGCTTCAAATATTCAAAACGTTAAGATGATACCAGATGGTAATGGTGAACTAACAAAAGCATTAGACATGTTAGTTACTAAAGAGGCCATTGGTTTTGGTTACCGTTCTTGGAGATATGCAGCTGTAATAAATGATTGTGAGATAGAAAAAATGTTTATAGAACCTGGTAGAGATATCAATGATCCTTCGGATCCATATGGTGTTTCTTCTCCAGAAAACGTTTTATCTTACTTACAAAGTGAAGAAATTAAGAGGTCAGTTTAAGGCTTGACTTTTTATTTGATCTGTAATAGGATCAATAATGCGGATATAGTATAAAAGTATTATGAGAGATTTCCAATCTTTAGAACTTGGGGCAGTACCAAGTATCCGCTCCATTAAATAATGAACAGGAGTGAATATATTATGAACTTGTCAACAGACACAATCGCAATGCTTAAAAACTTTTCTGATATCAATCAGAATATTTTAATTAAGCCAGGAAATAAAATACAAACTATTTCCAATATGAGAAATATTTTAGCAGAAGCTGAAATAAAAGAAAAATTTGATAGTGAATTTGCTATCTATGATCTACCACAATTTTTGAGATCGTTAGACTTATTTAAAAGTCCCGAACTTAAATTTAATGGTGGTGCTAGCATGACTATCAGTGAGGCTAAGAACAATAGAAAATCAGTTAAGTATTTCTTTTCTGATAAATCTACTGTATTTACACCTAACAAGATTAACATGCCAGATAATCATGTCACATTTACATTAAAGAATGATGACTTGGCAGAATTACACAAAGGTGTTACAACTTTAAATTTACCAGATGTATCTGTAATAGGTGATGGTAAAAACATTAAACTTGTTGCAACAGATAAGAAGAATAAATCTTCTAACGAAGTATCTACTGTAATTGGCGAATCAGATGTTAAGTTTACTGCTTACTTTAAATCAGAAAACTTTAAAATGATACCAGATGATTACGATGTAGCAATCTCAAAAGCAAAAATATCTAGTTTCATTTCTAGAGGTAAGAACGTACAATATTGGATCGCATTAGAACCTGACTCTGAATTTTAAGGAGTTAGACAATGACAGATTTTTTATGGGTTGAACAATACCGACCTAAAACAATAAACGATTGTATCTTACCAGAGGAAACAAAGAAAACATTTCTAGAGTTTCTATCTAAAAAAGAACTACCAAACATGTTATTAACTGGTACTGCCGGTACTGGTAAAACAACTGTAGCACGAGCCTTGTGTGATGAACTAAATTTAGATTATATTATAATCAATGGTTCAGATGAGGGTCGTCAAATAGATACCTTGAGGCATAAGATTAAAAACTTTGCAACAACTGTATCTTTTAATACAGAATCAAAACACAAAGTAGTCATAATTGACGAGGCAGATTACATGAACGCCGAATCAGTACAACCTGCTTTAAGAAATTTCATAGAAAGTTTTTATAATAACTGTAGATTTATATTTACTTGTAACTATAAGAACAAAATCATACCAGCTTTACATAGTCGTTGTACTGTTATTGACTTTAAGGTCACTAATGGTCAAGTTAAGAAGACTGCTATTGCATTTATGAAACGTATGGAAGGCGTGTTAAAAGAACAAGAGATTGAATATGATAAGAAAACATTAGCTCAGTTAATTGAAAAACATTATCCAGATTTTAGAAGAACTATTAACGAACTTCAAAGGTATTCTGTACGTGGTAAGATTGACAGTGGTATTCTATTCAATTTAAAAGAGACCGACTACAAAAATCTTATGCTTCATTTGAAGAAAAAAGAGTTTGATAGTATGAGAAAGTGGGTAATTCAACATTTAGATATGGACGCTACTGATTTATTCAGAGGTGTCTATGATATTTTATATGAAACCCTAGAACCTAAATCCGTACCACAAGCAATACTGATCATTGCTGGTTACCAATACAAAGCTGCCTTTGTGGCAGACCACGAGATCAATGTAATCGCTTGTTTGACCGAGATTATGGCTAATTGTAAGTTTAAATAAGTGAATGTATAAATACGATGAAAGAATGAGTTATATCATTTACAACATTAAAGACAAAGGCAAGAATAAGAAGTGGCAAGAAGAACATTTTATAGAAAAATTATAGTGAAATTAAGAATGTGGTATGCAGATATCAGAGGACATCACGGCAAACGTTGGGACTATGAACCTGGAGACCATTATATGGGACGAGGGAGATTTAGAAAGTAGCCCTTTTAGCTCAGCTGGTAGAGCAACTGATTTGTAATCAGTAGGTCGTCTGTTCGACTCGGACAAAGGGCACCAGAATTTATTATGTACGAATTGAAAGATTATTTAAAAGCTATTAACGAAACAAAAGTCAACCTTTTGGATACCACGGATATCGCCTGGTCTAAAAAATACCCTCCATATATCATTAATAAGTGTTTATCTATGTTTTGGGACACACTTCCACATGCCAATGAAATGAATGGTTATCACTTCTTGGACAAAGATATACAGTTTACCTTTTTACTAAATAGTATCAGACCAAAGAAACGTTTTGGAGGCAAATGGCTTAAGCAAACAAAACTAAATGACTTGGAATATGTTAAAGAGTATTATGGCTATAGTAATGAAAAAGCAAAACAGGCCCTAACCATACTCACAAAAGAACAAATTAATAAGATTAAAGAAGCCACATATAAAGGCGGGAGAACTAGATGAATGAAGAAGTAAAGTGGTCACAGGATAGTATGTTAGAAGTAACTCTAACCCAACCAGATGATTTTTTAAAAGTCAGAGAAACACTTACTAGAATAGGTGTCGCAAGTAGAAAAGATAAAACACTATTTCAATCTTGTCATATTCTACATAAACAAGGGAAATATTACATAGTACATTTTAAAGAGTTATTTGCTTTAGACGGCAAGAAAGCAACTCTAATTAACAACGATATTCAACGTAGAAATACTA